CGGTCAAGCGTGTCCCGCCCTCTACTCGCAAGAGTATGGCGAACATCTGGGCCGAATATACCTGGGGTTGGGTGCCACTTTTCGCCGATATGTATTCTGGCGGAGAATGGTTAGCCCATATGCTTCATGCCCCTCGTACGTTCCGATTGGCAGTTAGACGTGAGAAGCGCAATGAGCTTGGGGACTCCTATAAAGCGAGCCCCTACAGCGTCGGCCCCCATGCGGGTACGGCTTTCTGGTCACATAAGCGGCAACTTATCGCCTACTTGACCGAGCCACCGCATAATGCCGTTTACAATGCGCTAGATCCTGCCTCGATAGCGTGGGAGTTAGTTCCTTATTCCTTCGTTGTCGATTGGTCCATCCCTATCTCTACCTATCTACAGGTCCGTGGGCTCTCTGGCACCCTTCAGGGTACCTTCGTGCAAACTGACCTAAGTAATAAAGCTTCTTTTGATATGGTAGTGGATAATCCCAATCCAAATGCAGTTTATAAGTGCAAATGGAAACTCATGGGTGAAATGGGACGGAACTATTCATCTAATTTCTCGATGAATAGGACTGTTAGTACAAGCCTCGACATTCCGAAGCCCGTCTTTAAGGGCTTTGAGAAGGCCGCGACTTGGAAACATGCAGTCGATGCTTTAGCTTTACTCCAGCAAAAATTGCGTGGTTAGGTTTTAGCCTCGCTTTCTTAAACTACCGAAAGGTCTGCCCGCTTATGACACAGCGGCGCAGTTTATGGAGCACAGTCAATGGCTAACATTGCCAACATTACCGTCTTCGACGGTGCAGCAACTCCGGTGTCGCATACTCTCGTCGCGGTCTCGGTCACCCGAGGCCCGGACGGCACGATTACTGCTCTCTGGCGGGAGGGGCTCGCAAGCCTCCCCGTTGAAGCGCAAGTTCGTGCTGAGATGCGGCAGAAAGTACTTAAGTCCGGCGTTGTGGAAACGCGCATGCGCGTGGTGGTTCCGACGATGGAGTCTATCTCCGGTCAGAACGCGGCCGGCTATACAGCCGCACCGAAGGTTGCGTTTGAAGACACCCAGGAATGGGTGAGCTACTCGCATCCCAGGTCGACTATCACTAGCCGCCGTCTCGCGAAGCAACTGCTCACGAACATTAGCAACAACATTAGTACCACTGTTGCTGCCGCTTCTAGCGGTCCGTTCGATGAAGCCGTTTCCCAATTGCTGATGCCGACCTAATATCTAGGTTTGCCAGCGACCCACTTTTCCGATACAAGGAGAGCAATATGTTAGTTACAACTTGGGATAGCGAGCTGACCACAGAGGAAACAAATGAACTCTGTCAAAGTCTTGCTCAGGTACATTCCTCAAAGATTCAAGAGGAAGCAATCCGGAAACATATACCTCGTATCGATTCTGATACTTTTCTTGATTGCGCTAGTTTATCTCTTCCGTATGCCGATGCCAGCTTAATCGCTGTATTCGACAGCACCAGTGGTAAGGTGCACAGTCTCGCCCAAGATTTATACCATTTGGGTCAGATTTCCGCCTTTTTCAAAAAGAGGGCGGACCTTGACCTCGGTATTGATCGCGAGCAGGCTGCTCTAGAGACTTTTCTAGCCTCCGAAGCGAGTTGCAGGGAAGTGAATGAATGTTTCCGCGCGTGGTCTAGGGGGGGATTCCAATTTCCCCCTAGCGTAGAAGCCGTTTTACATCAGGCTTCACGGAAAATCTCACGCGTGCTCGGCGATAAGCCGAGCTTCACAGATCTGCGGCCCCGCTTCGGGCCTGGGGCAACCACTCAGTTGCCAAAAAGAATGGCGTGTGCGAAGGTAAAGCTATCGCAACCGCTCGCCTGTAGCCGTGACATGGTCAGCGTCTTGGCAGACGCGCTTGAGACCCTTCCTCATCTCACCCCTGACGGGGATGGTGAGAAAGTAACAGTTCCCGTTGAGATACATCGCGGGAATCTGGTCACAGTACCGAAGTCCTTCAAAACGGACCGCACCGTACTCATCGAACCGAGTCTGAATATGATGTTTCAGCTTGCAGTAGGTGATGTTATACGTGACGGCCTGAAGAAGGTTGGTGTCGACTTACGCGATCAAGCTAGGAATAAATCCCTAGCCCGCGCATCGTCGATGACCGGGGCTTTAGCAACCCTGGACCTTAGTAGTGCTAGTGACAGCATCGCTGTCGAACTGGTTAGGCATCTCGTGCCGCCAGACTGGTATGACCTCCTTTCTAGTCTTCGCACATCACAGTGCGAGATGAAGGATGGGGTTATCATCGACCTCGAGAAGTTCTCGTCTATGGGAAATGGTTTTACGTTCCCTTTGGAGTCGCTCGTGTTTTGGGCCGTTGTCTCTTCGATTTCTGGAGAGCGCAACGTCTCTGTATACGGCGACGACCTCATCATTCCTGTGAAGGATGTTGAGAAGACGATCACGGTTCTGCGTACCCTGGGATTTTCCGTTAACAAAGAAAAATCTTTTTGGGAAGGCTTGTTCCGTGAATCTTGTGGCGGTGACTACTTCTTCGGTTTTGATGTCCGTCCGCACTTTGTCAAAGGTCGCCTAACCGGCGAGGGCCTTTTCTCACTCCACAATCACTATGTTGCTCGTGGTGAAGTGGAGCTAGCTGAACGCGTTCGTCAATATATCGACGGATCGATACAGCTTTTTGGTCCTTCAGGCTATGGCGATGGGCACTTACATACGTGTCCATACCTTGACTACCCCGGCAACGGGGCAACTGGTCTTTACCGGTCAAAGAACCACCGGAAAGATCAGTGGTGCGGTTCTCTCTTCGACACCTTTCGGTGGGTCGGCCGGAAATATGGCCGCCCGCTTCCAGGTGATCGCATCCTTCCCTCGTATAGCATCTATGTCCGCGAGGACACAGGTGAGGGAGAGTATGACCCGGTTGCTAGCCTTGAGAAGCTAGCCCTTTCAAAATTGGCATTGTACTACGCCAAGATCCCTTCCGCTCAGAATTACGGAGCTGGAGACAAGATCGTTGAAAGCATACCAGGTAAGAAAGGTTACAAACGGATATCCATCTACACCTTGGGGTGACTAGCCCTATCAGCGCAGTCTGAATAAACCTGAATGGAGGAC